AACGCTTGTGACAATTCCATATGTTAGTGCGTTAATTCCGCATAATGCAAGTGTGTAACCAAACCAATAGTGCCAAGGTAAATCTAATGTCGGGAATACCCACAACGAATGCACTGATGCCATACACATCGGACATAAGTAAATAGGTTTTTGTATCCATAATGGCGCTTTCTCAAGTAACTTCTCTACCCTGTTTAATATCATACCAGGTTCAGTCGCTATGTTAAACCCGATGCATATAAAACTATTTATAATTAATGCTTCTATCATTATGCTAAAGATGCGCTGTAAATTGAATCATTAATATTATTAAAATCGGTAATAGTAAATATTACACCAGTTTCAGTACAAATAATATTTGTATTTAAAGTTAATACTGTTGCATTACCATTTTTAATAACAATTGAAGCTGATATCTCGTTACCATTTTCATCTAAATTTTGTTCAACCGTACAACCTATTGTTGCAATTGGGATAGTAACTGTTTTTAAATTATAACCAGTGTAGCTTGTTGCATCTACATTATAGTTATAAAATTCAGTCCAAACTACTTGAAAGAATAAATCGTTTATCGCTGAAACAGTTGCAGTTGGTAAGGTATACGCTATTTCTTGTGTTGGAATTACTGGCATATTAATCTGATACGTTTATAGTGTAAATGAAATTAAGATTTATTGAATTATATAATGTGTTATTAATTGTCAATTGTTGCTGATCAGTTAAAGCGCTATCGCTATAAACTTTACCAGTCATTGTCATCATTTCAGGTGTAAAAAATCCCGTAGGAAACTCAGGCGCTGCGGACCATAAATAAACATCACCATTTGCATCCGTGCTAACCGATTGAACATATCGCTTATGTCGATTAGTTTCTATGCTAAAATAATAAATTGCTAATGGAGTTAATCCGGTTGGAATTGTATAATTAGGTTCACAAGCTGTAAGTGTTAACTCATATGAATTTAAACATTCAGTAGATGCTGTAATATGAATTGCGTAATAATAGTCCTCAGTTTGAATGTACGCAAAATAAACTTCTGAACTTGGATTAGCAAATGTAAATGTTACATTAACCGTATCACCCCAATTATTACCATTACTAATTGTGTATGTAACACTACCACCTATTGTTGCTGTCATATCACTGACCATATTATCTAAAAAGTCAGTTAATGTAGCACCTATTCCTGATGTGTTAGGTACATAAGTGTCATCGTAAAAATATTGATAAGATGCTAAATTACCGCTATCAGCGGAGTTTATAGTGCATTGTCCAGTGTATGTTGCCATGCTCCAAATTTACGCATAAATTTTAATAAATTGGTGATGAAAAGCAAAACAATAATAACGAAAGCAATCTAAAAAATCGGACATCTTAAACTCATTACTTCTATCCTTTTTTATGTCACCTTCATTATCCACTTCCACATACTTCAAGTCCTTTATCAACCTGGCGCAACTATCGTTAATCTTAACATCAGCCTTTTGCAATAAGCTATTCATAAGCACTCGCGTATCAGCTACGGATGGATTAATGTTACCTACCTTCATTTGATTATCACCTAACATCAGTTTTTGCTTTATAACCGTGTAATAGTTATAGTTACCTTTAGTTAATGCCGACCTATTACGCCCAGTAGCATCACCGGTAATCATCAGCGGTACATTGTGAAAGGTAGCAAGTAACAAATCGCACAATTGAAAGATATCAGAGTTATGTAGCGCAAATTCCTGAATGATGCGGATAGTGTGACCATTACTTTGCCCAGCAATGCACGTTATCGGGTCTTTGTTGAAGTCAAATGATAAAAGCACCGGTAAGGATGGGTCATAAGTCAAACCACTTGTAACGTGCTTATTTGCGTCAAATGCATATGCAAATGGATTATTAGTTACATCCACATCCTCCGCTAATATCTCACATCTAAAGCTTAACTCATCCATTGTTTGCCGTATCTCTTCAATCTCATCACGATCAATAAACGGATTATCGTAGGTAGATAAATTAAATGATGCCCAATTATCTTTTTTATTGGCATGAAGTTGCTTGAAATAGGTCTGACCAAACTTAGGCGTTGAAAGAATCCAAGCATCACCTTTAAAGTCCATCAGTGTAGGTAAGATAGTATTTTGCCATGCATCCTTAAACTTCTTTGCCTTCTCAGCCTCATCCACTATCACACGCGCATACTTGCGACCTCGCCCACTATCAGGATTGTCCATCGACCAAAAGTCAATCACACCGCCGGTAATAAGCTTTATCTGTTTTGTCTGCTCATTCTTTTCCGCAATAATAGGTTGTAGCCTTGTCTTAACTTCAGACCACACATCAGAGAGGTCGTTATAAGTAGGAGTAAAGTAAGCAACAAAACCGCCAGTAATGGCAATCCGAGGAATAAGATAATTGATAGCAAAAGTCGTTTTGCCAAACCTTCTACCAATTTTAAGGACATTAAACCTTTTTGAATTATTAAGTACATTTAATTGTCCCTGGTGTAATTTCTTTAAATGAATCTCAATGTCACTCATCCCACTTAATAACTACTTGTTGTTGTTCGTTAGTTATCTTTACTTGTTGCTGAGGTGTACCATAACGGTAGTTCATATAAAGCTTCACAAAGTTAAAGTCACCTCGCTCAACACCTCGAAGTAAAACAGCAATCGCGCGATCATCGTAAGGTGATAGTTTGCGGATTAGTTCTTGCTCTTCGTCTCTTCTCGGTCTACCCGAACCAGGTCTCGCACCACCTTTCTTTTTAGGAATTTTCGGTAATTGTTCTAAGCTCATTCTTTAGTAGTTTGTAAACTTCTTTCCAGTAGGTGATTTGGTCGCTCACATAACTTAACACCTGAATCTCGTTAAGAATAGTCGATACACATAATAATGCGCACTCAATAGCTAACTGCAAGTCCTCCACTTTCTCGAAGTAAAGTTTAATTAAATAGTCACAATGTTCTTGTTCATTCATTTTGCCAGTATTAAATTCTCGCCATTACGTAGCAATACTTTGCATCCTTTAGCCTTCTCAATTATTGCTTTGTCGTTTCCATCGTGTTCAACGCACCATATCTTAACATCAGGTAATTCATCGTATAGGCACATAAACAAATCAGTCGATGAACCTTCCACATCAATGTTCACAAAGTCGTACATATGTCCAACCTTCTCAAGTAAGGTTCTATGATGACAAGTCATAACAGCTATCATTTCAAATGGTGTTTGGTTTTTCCACTTTTCTACATTAGGTAAGTTATGCGTTGCAGTCGCTTCGATGTTATCGTAAAAGTCAACCAACCTTTGCTCATCAGTAACTATACACGCATTCACCAAAGTTAAATTATTTTTGAAATCTTTTACATTTTCTTGCAATTTAATAAACGTGCGCGGTGAAGCTTCCACCATTACGCCTTTCCATCCACGTTTAACTAATTCGTATGTGTTGCTGAATGTTATACCATCAAACGCGCCTATGTCCAGGAATGTTTTGGTACTATCGCCTAAATATTTAAGGATTACTTCCTCTTCGTTATTTTGTGAATACATCTATTTCTTTGTTCTATAATAATAATGATACATTGTCTTATCTATAAACCCGGCACTGCTGATTAATCCGCTATTAGCTAACTTAATCCCGTAATCCCTATCCTCTCCAAATGTTTTTTCAGGAAACCTAACCTTCTTGGCTATCTCAGTTTTAACCACGTTAATATGCATTATCGGGCGCTCATATGTGACATATCTTCTGTGGCGCACCGTTGCATACTCTTTACCATACTGGTGTACAAACTCAGTAGGATTCTTACCATCTGTATAAATCAAACCTTTAAATCCTATCACATCCACACCCATACTAATCATATGCATATGGTCATCGATGTAACTTTCAGCAACCAAGTCATCGTCATCTATAAACACCAGGTAAGGAGTTTTAACTTGGTCTATTAGCATATTACGGATTTTACCAATATTCACATTGCCTTCATTAACGCAACTAATAATTTCAACGTGCGTTTGGTCTTGAGCGTTTAGGCATTTCATTAACCGTTCTAAATAAAACCCGCGCTTCTTTAATGTCGGAATAAGGATGGTTAAATATTTCTCAGAGATCATAGTTACGTGCTTTTAGTTTATCATACACCGCCTTACCATTGCTATATGCATAATTACTATTCTCGCGCTCGTATGTCTCATCCTTCTTACTTTTACCTACTATGTAATGCATATGCTCAAACAATAGATGTCTACAATCAATTAAACAATCCAACTTTTTAACCACATCCAACAAAGCATTATCTGCAAATAAACTAAAGAAGTCGGGATGGTAAATATAACCGATGCGCTCGTATAACGATTTACTCATTATCGGTAAACTCATAATGTCGCCGTTGCTTATCCCATCATTAACCAGGATGCCATACATATCGCGGTCAATCTTTTCTTTAAGCAGTTCATTCCATCGTGGAGGAGTTAGGAAGTCATCCGACAACACCAGGAAGCAATCACCGGTAGCAATCTTTGCTGCATTGTTACACGCATCTACTAACGACCTATTGTTATTACTGATTAGTATAATACCACTTGGTATAGTCCACTCACGATAACATTCAGCCTGGTCATCATTATTATCAATACTTACGATATACTCAAGTGTATCTACACTGTTATCGAAATTATTAATGCAACTTAAAGCAGCCTCATAACCGCGTTGGCATCTTTTTCTACTTGGATGTATGATTGTCCATTTCATCTACAATAACTTTAAAACCTTTTAATTCTAATTCACTTATTCGATATTTCTGTAATGCACTCAGCTTACCATTAACCGCTTTAACTTCCACAAATATAATCTCACCTGGCTTCATACAAAGTAAGTCCGGGATTCCGTTTTTGTTGGTCTTAGCTAATTTAATAACATAAAACCCTAACTTCTCCCAGCGTTCAATTACCTTCCGTTGATATGCACTCTCAAGCACCTTGTCCTTTGTATTTCTTGCGGTAATTTTTGGACATTTTTAGTCCACTATTTTTCTTTTTGCTATGAACACCGGGGCGCTTACGTCTCGCCTTCTTGACAAACCTGGTGCTTATTGTTTTGGTCGCTTTCGCCATTGATTTATAATTAATTGATTGATAGGTTTTTGGTTAATCTATTTAGAATCATTCTAAATAACTACTCCACTATTTGCCAGTAAACAGTGCCGTTGTCGCTAACATTTGTAGACCTGATTTCAAAGCTAACTCCGTCAATCGTGGATGGTGAATAAATGTAAACATTACCAATAGCAGTAGTGTTGTCTTGGTTGCGAGTTAAGATAACCGCTTTACCCGCGTGAGATGATTGAACCGTTACACGACCAGCAGTAAGGTCAGCATAACCAAAGTTAGCTTCAACCGGTGAACCATCGTCCTCCACAGATAAAAGAATCGTGTTACCATTCTCATCAATTCCGTAATTTTCAGTTCTCATTGTATACGATGAAATAATGCGTAAATATTACCAATTGTTGGATTGAGCGCAGTAAGTGAACTGGCATTAGCCGGTAACGCACCATATGATGCTCTCGTTCCATTAATATAAGTTCCTAAAGATGTACCACCAGCGGATGCTAAACCTATTACTTGGGCAAAGTTAGTAGTAGTTAAACTTCTAATGCCGTGAGCCGTTGCACTACTTGTACTGAATGCAGTAAAGTATAATCCTGGTGTTAATGTAATTGCAGTGCCTGGTGTGAATGTTTTAACGCCAATTGTAGCAGCGGATATGTCACCACTATCTACTACCAATGTAGTAGGTACTACCGTAGTAGCATCCCCATTATAAATCCCAAATCGTAAGTTACTTCCTACCGCACCAGCTGATGTTACCTCAACGGCTATTTGATCAATAACAAGAGTTTTATGAACCGGAAAAGGAACTAAAAAAACTGAAGGTGTTGAATGGTTGGTTGCAGTTAATGTATTTGTGTTATCACTTGGCACATACCACCTTTGGCTTTTACGATAATAATTACCACCTCTTCTATCTGTTAAGTATGTAGATAATCCTGATATATCAGTTGTGCTAAGTTGTTTAGTTTTCCATTGGCTATCCGATGAATCAAAATAAATCGTGTCATTATTGCTTGGTGATTGGGCCTGAACATTATGAAGTTCATCTAACTCATAACCATTTTGTACTCTCACATACATTCTCCCAGCACTACCCGCACTTGCAGTAGTTACAAATCCCAAATAAACTAAATGATTAGGCGCATATGGTTTTACTTTAGTTATTGCACCAGCAGTTGCACCAAGGTATACCGCATCACCATCTGACCAAGTGGAAATAGGTAATGTGCTTAGTCCGTCAAGTAATCCTTGAAGCATTATAAAACCTTTTTGACCTGATGCTATACTTGTTGACATTACTAAACCTACCGTTTGAGCCGATGTCGCATCACCTACGTTATTAGCTAACTTAACAGTCATTCTATCACCTTGCCCACCAAACGCATATACCGGTTGCCCTTTTGTAATTGTTACGCTATCCGCATTAGTTACATAGGCTATTATAGTATTGGGTGAAGTTCCTATACACTGAAAGGAAGGTGTGCTTGAATTATAAACGACTAACATTTCAGCCCCGCCCTCAATATCACCTCCAATTAATGGTCCATCATTATTACGATAAAGGTCTACCGCACCTAATGAATTTATGTTTAGCGTTGCACCAGTAGTATTACCATTTGTAAATCTAACCAAGTAAGAATCACCATCGGCATATGAAGTAACACCAGTAATTGAAACAGTATACGTATCAGTACCTGATGCCGTGCCGTGCGGAATTTCACCAGCACTACCAGCTACGGCGTAATTTTCAATAATTGCATCTACCGCAGTTTTTAAAAGTGAAGCACTTGCTACGCTTGGACTACTGCAATCTGTATAAAGTAATTTAAATTCTTGGCGGTATTTATTACTCTCGTATTCGTGCGTGTTAAAAATCAAATAGTCACCATCTACCGCAGTTGAACAATAAACCTTTTTAAATAAAAGTTCGTCAGTATCTACTATTACTTTAACTTCCGTTGCAGTTTCATCTATAAATTGGTAACTCATTTCTTTTTACGATAAAATGTTAAACCTTTGTACGTTAACCCGTCTTTTATGTAGGTTTTCAAAGTTAATAAAGATTTTATAGAACCATCAAAAAAAAAGTCGTTAATGTCGTGAATATTGTTAAATACCATCCCGGTTTCAATATTTACCAAATCACCCGACCTATTACCATATATTCCTAATCGCGCCTTATTACCCAACCTTCCCCTCGAAATATTAATTTTTGCTTCAGGTGATCTATAACCACGTGCGTTACCATTACCTTTCATACCATAACTTATACGCATCTTTGTTACTGCACTGGCTAACTTACCTAATTTGTAACTATTACCAAGTAATCGTTTTTGCTTTTTAATTGGGTCTTCTTGGACTATATGCCCACCTGGATGTACATTAACTAACTGACCACCGGTAATCCTTCTACCATAGTGCGCTATCCAGTATTTTTCTCGCTCTAAAATGTATTTTTTGTCATCGCTTTCCTCCACAATCTCAAACGTGAAACCTCCTTTTGCAACTTCGTGCCAGGCGGAATTACGTTTATTTTCCTTATAAGCTCGATAATACTTTTGAATACCATTTTTATTCCTTGCCTTGCCAATTCCAACATAAAAAACTTTTTTGTCCTGATAGTGTTTATAAAGAAACCACATATTGTTTTTTGAATAGTGAAGTAGTATAGTTTTTTTTGTTACTTACTGCATTGTAAATTTTTTCCTCTATACCATCATTTGCAAATATCCAAAAAATTTTATTATTAGTCCTGACATTAGTAGTCATTCTATCTCGCGCTTGGAAGTATGTTACTGCTGAAAAATCAATGTTTAAAAACACTAAATAATCAGCATTGCGTAAGCTTATGCCTTCCCGACCACTTACCATTTGAAGCGCTATTTTTTTATCAGTCGTATCAAATTCGTTTAAATCATCTGTAATCGTATCACCAAATACTTTCTTGATCATATCATATTCAGCCTTGAATTTATAAAAGATGCCTATTTTTTTACCGGCAAAATGTTGCTTAATAAAATTAGCTTTTGTAAAATCTAAAATAATACTATCGCCGTCTTCAGTAATAACAGTACCTGAATAAATTTGATGTAACTTACCCATTAGTTTAACGCCAGTGTCAGCTAAAATAGCACCCTCCTCTAATTCCACTACATTATCTTTTCTTAATTGTTTAGCAATCTCATAAGTGTTTTCATCCAAATCCACATAAATAATTTGCTCTTCTATTTCAGTGACAAACCCACTATTCTTTTGTGACCATCGGATAAAATACTTGTCAATTACTGGTAATAGCTTATCCTTGTAGCATAACTTATAGTTATTGATTGAGCCATAACCATAATTAACCGATTGAACATTTACATAAATTTTTGCCCACTGATAAAAACTCATTCCGATAAATGGATTACCAGGACAAACATAAAGCTGATGAAATATCTGACTATAACTCTCCGGGTGCGGTGTACCTGATAATAAGATTTTAGGCACATCGTAAAATTTAATCCTTAACAGATTTACTCGTTGTGGAATTTTTGGGAATCCGCCCATAGTATGAGCCTCATCGCAAATTATCAAATCAAACTTATCCTTTACATTATGTAAATTTTCCCAATTAACAACAATTAATTTATACTGAAATCCAAAGTTTGCATAATCCGTTTCGATGCTTTTTATAGCTTTTTTTTTAGTCAGAAATAAAACGCTTTTACAACCTAATAATTCTGCAGTTTTTAATGCCATCAAAGTTTTACCTGTGCGCACCTCAGCAGCAATATAGCAAAATCCATATTCCTTAACTTTTTTTGATGCCTGGTTGGCTATGTCTATTTGATACCTTCTAAGTTCCATCTTACCATCATATTTTTAGTTACTGGTTCTTTCATTCTTTCAAGCTTACTATTAAAAAACTTACACGAACTTTCGAGTGCCTTGCTAAATCTATTCTTTGAATAGTCCTTTTCACTAAACTCACTTTGCGTTAAAAACTCACCATATAAGTTACTCAACTTAATAAACTCCTCCTCTTTTCTATCAATAAACCATTCATAAAATTCAGATGTAAACTTATCACTTATTCTTTTCTGAATTGATGTCTCCGATTCTTTCATCTTTTTAAGGTCGTTACTTAAATAGAATTGAACCGCGCCAAGCATAAACGTGTAAAAAATATTCCACTTCGTTACATCCCAACCTATAAATAAATGCTCACCCAGGTAATCTACTGGTGTATTTTTATCGTTAAAGAAATTGCTAAACTCAAGTAAAAATTGTCGGCGGTTAGCAGCTTGAGATTCGTTGTCAATATTGTAATTTGTCGTGATCAAAAACTTGGGCGAATTTTCATAGTCAATAAATAACTCATCCTTATTTTTCTTTTCTACCGTCAAACCATCAGTAATTTTGCTAAACAAACTTTCAAAAGGCATATTTCTCTCAGTGTCCTGAAGTAAAATTATTTTAGTGTCAATAGTTACACGCTGGAAGGCAAAAGCTTTTGTCGGTTCAAATCCTTTACCATCAATAGTAACCGTCTTAACCATTTTGCTAACGGCTTTCGTTAGTAGTCCTTTGCCAGTTCCTCCACCCACTTTATTACTACTACTCTCCTCTCCAAAAATGATACAGTAAGGTTTCATCTCATCTTTGTAATCGTGGAGGAGGTAACCGATAATATTCATACAGTAATCAGCACGTTCAATATCATCATTGTTAATTTTCATTATGAATTTATAAAAGCTGTGATCAGCAAAATCATAATTTAAATCTAATTCGTGTTTAATAACGCTACTTTTCCAAACGACATAATTTTTAATATCATCATGCGTATAGTCAAGCAACTCTATCCCATTTGCAAAGCTTACACGCGCTACCCCATTGGTAAAAGGAAAGTAAGCAAAGTTTTTATCGCTCTTTAAAATTTTAACATTGGTATATTCCACAAACTCCATCTGAGCCTCAGAAAATAAAGTATTTGACCTTTGCTGGACAATCTCAAGCAAGTCCTCGCGCATAATACTATCAAACACATAACTTAAGCTCATTATGTAATCATAAATCGCATCTTTAATATCAGTAATCTTAACCTCTTCAATTAATCCTTTTTCAATTTTTACATATCTAAAAGTGTTATCAATTTTATATCGATAAATGTTCAGGTGATTACTGATAAATTGCGTAAACTTATGTAACTGAATTTTAATCGTTGGTTTTTTATCTTTATTCGGTATAACCTCCCAAAACTGCGCAATCTTTTTACCTTGGTTAGCTTCATAGTTATCAATTATCTCTGCGCAATCATTTATACTTAATCCATCCAGCTTCCTTAGTTCATCTACAATCTCATCCTTTTCGGCATTGTCAGCTTTCATCGAATGTATAACCGAGGCATACTTATGTTTAATTTGCTTTCGCACTCGACCATATCCAGCATTCAATAATTCCTTAAAGCATTTTGTCCAGTCATTATTACAGTTTAAAAGGCAATAAATAGCACTTTTGCTATATGCTTTTTCACTTTCAAATTGGGTTGAGGTACTAAAGCAATAAAACTTATTTAACTCTTTATGATATGTCCCGGATGTTTTGCTGGAAGTATCGCCAGGTCTTTTTAAATGGAAACGTGTCGAATTTTCTGAGACAATTGTCCAGCCGTGTTTAGTAAATTCCGTTAGTACATCACCGCGCAAGTTATAATCGTCAAATGGACTATCAATAAAACTACTATCGTCAACATCCTTAATTTTTTTAGGAATTACAACCTCACTTTCTATCACCTGGTTAAATGATCGTGCAAGTGTTAAAAGTAAATCGCGCTCATCAGCAGTAATAACTATTGCTTCGGTTCGTTCACTTATAAATTCATAACCTGGTGTTGGAGGCGCAAGGCAATATCCTTTTTCAGCTTTAATCTCAATTAGCACTTTTACCTTTTCGTGGGGGTTATGCTCAACTTCCTCATCCGTGCAATAACGATTAGCTAACTTGCAATTTTTAGAACACTCATCTTCTATCCGGTAAATTAAGTGATAACCGTTACTTGGTGTGCGTACAATTACCAGTTTGTCAATTAGGTTTAATGAATGATTTTTGATGCATTCGATGTAATTTTCGTAGAGATTGCCTGATAAGTCATACTTGCAGTCGATGTCTATCATTTCACGACCTCCGCTCACTTTACCACCAATTGTCGCTATACCTTCAGCATCCTGGAAGTAAACTTCCGCATCAGCAATAGTCATTAATTCACTTTGAAATTTGGTCCAACTTTTAATGGTCGGAACTTTAAGCTTGTTTACCGGTATAACGCTGATACCTTGTTGTAAATAAGCAATAGCTTTTTTAATCATAATGGTAGAATTAATTAATTAAAATTTAATTGGGGATAAAGTTTACAAAAATAACTCTACCATTTATGATAGTATTTTCTTATTTTAATTAATAAACATTTATCCCAAATGTAAAATTATATTAAAAAAATACAATAGCAAGTAAAATAGTAATAGAGTTATTAACAAGGTAAAAGAAGGATGAAAGTATGCTTTTCCTATTATACTCTCCTTTTTACACTTTTATACTAAAATAGGCATTTTTTAATAAATAATTAGTAGATATAGAAAAAGTGCCTTCTTTACCTCCCACTTATTGAAAATCAATTTATTAAGATAGTCATTTGCCTTCCCAAATGCCTTCCAAAAGCCTTCCGCAGCCTTCCAAAAATCCTAAAAATGCCAAATTTTAAAAATCTTTAGGAAAAATATGCCTTCCCGGAATTCAAATGCCTTCCGCTAAAAAAAGGTGCATTTTGTTAATAACATATAAAAAGAAACCCATCTTTTGGATGGGTAAATCATCATTTTCTCAATGATTGGGGGTAAAATAAAGGGCGCATGAAGCGCCCCCTAACAACAATAAATAACAAAAAAACCTAAGGAAATAAATTAGTAGGTGCTGAATTTGCAACAACTGGAACCGCATCAAAGGTTGAACTTAGCACTTCGATGTAGTCAGCATTACACTGGATGTCGGTCTTTTTTTCTCCAGTTTTAGTTGTCCATTCAGACAATTCAATTCTACCTGATACGGCAACTTTTGATCCTTTAGTTAATTTAGGCAAAAGGTCAATTGCTTTACCTTGCGGATAGAATTTAACACATTTAACCCAAGTAGTAACCCATTGTCCAGCTTTGTCTTTTTTGCTTGACGCTGACACGCTGAACGATAAGATTTGATACTCGGATGTGTTGTTAACGATGGCATCTTGACCTATCGTCCCAGTAACATTAGCTTGTAACATATTTCAAATAATTTCTTCAAAGTTAACCTATTGCATCGACAACTCCAAAATTCTATTCTTTTTATAAGCTATCATTTTAGTTACCGCATCGCGTGAAGCTTCAGTATTTGCAGTGCGTAACCTCAAATGCTTTGTTAACTCTTCGACTTCTTTTTTGAGTTTTTCGATTTTAATTTCTTTTTCCATAATTCTGTTAGATAAGTATCAATTAAACGATTTCTTTCTTGCAAGGTGTTTATTTCTTGCTGGTGCATATTGATCCTGATAGCATCGTGAAATTCGTGAATTGTGTAATCGTTATTAATTAAGATTTTTTCCCGATATGCATCCATTTTTTCCATGTGCATAAGTTGAGCTTCGAGGTTAGCCTCATACTCATTTTTAAGACGCAGTTCCGTCATATTCAAGTAGTATTAAATGGTTATCAATTTCAATAATTCTAAAGAAGTAAAATTCATCTTTGACAATAATGGTAATGTTAGAGTTACCCCAAATGGTCCATGCAATATCTCGCCAGGTAAGTTTAGCAAGTTCATCTCGTAATTGCATTACTAAGCTGTCGCGCTCTCTTTTAGACATCTCCTCGAAAGGAAACTCATTTAGTTTAAATATAAATTTCATCGTCAAACTTATTTATTTTCATTATTTCTTTTGCCATCTCTTCCAAGGTCTTTTTCGATACCATAGGTTTAAAGTAAAGTTCAAGTTCCAACTTTCTGCGTTTAACAAGTCCATTTGATTTGCGCCCAGCTGAGTTCACCCATTTTACCCAGTGCATTTTAATTGCTTCATCATTTGGATTAGCATTTAATACGGTCATCAATGTAGATTTGCGCAGCGCATTCCAACCTATGTTATAACATAAAGATATTAACGCATCATATTGATTTTGATTAATGTCAGCCGTTAAGAATGAATTTACCTGGTCCTCAAAAAGCTTCACCATATTTTTAAGCAATATAGTAGCCTCTTCTTTAGTTATACTTTCGTCATTCATTGTCACCTTTGTACCATCCAGGTAAAAAGTCGCGCCATAACCAATAGTCGGTACACCTGAAGTACACTTATATGGCTTTGGACAAAAGCCTTCAAAAAATTTAATTAGATTAATCCCGTTTTCGCTTATTCTCATAAAATTCAAGTATTAGTGATATTATAATTCCTATTCCCATTAGTGGCATTATGTATAGTGCCATTTTAATTAGTGTTTCCATTTTGAAAGTTATAAATTAGCATTAGCCATTGTTGGCTATCGATGCCGTAATTTCTTAAATAATAATTAACCGGTAGTGCGCTGGTGTTTGCAATGCCATAATATGGATTCCAAAAAATATAATTAGGACGGTAAGCAAAATAACACCACTGGAAGTTATAAAGTTTAGCAGCGTTAATTACATCCTGGACATATGCTCCACTATTTTTTGCCCATCTAACCGCGTTAAACTCACCCAAAAAGATAGGATAGCCATATTTCTTACTCCACTCCGAAACCACCTTAAATCGCTTTAAAATAGTGTCTGCGTTAAAATTTTCATTCGGGTATAAAACTCCTTTCGGTCTATTATCCAAACCTTGGTGCGTATATGTGAAAGGTAAGTACATATGGAAGTTATACATTAGCTTATCATCAATTATTTTAAACGGCACAAATTTGCCATAATTGGTAGGCATTCCCCACGGACCAGGTGTAAGGATGAAATAAGCATTTTGATCACGTTGCCTAACTACTTCTAAAGCTTTAATGTAAAACTCTTCCAAACGTGGAGGAGTTATAACACGACCACTATCAATTAGCACCGGTTCACCAATAAATTCATATGCATAAACTTTATTAGCAAACTTCTCTACTACCTTACTTACATTATAGTAAGCATTATTTAAATTTTCATCCGTCCAAAAAGCTGGTAATTCATCTGAAAGTTCAGGTGTAAGTAGTACCTCATTAAATGCTATCACGGGTAAAATTCCCACTTTATTACACTCGTCCACTATTCTTAGCGCCCATCCCAATTCCAAATTAAATGCTAATTTAGGAGTTACATTATATTTTTGAGCGCGATAAATAGGCTTTAGTTGGATGCGTAAAGTTTGGACATTGCATTTTTTTAAATAAGCGACATCCATATGCGATGCACCGTTACCTGATTGAATAGATACACCTTGACTAAATGCGTCAACCATTAAAAGTAAAAAAGTAATTAGTGTTAAAATAAATAACCAGGAATCAAATTTCTTTTCTTTTTTAGTTATTGGTAGAGCATATAAGCGCAAGTCATTACATTGGCAAGTTGCTGGAAAGTGGAACTCACATTCTTTCGCATATTGAAAGTTAACCTCTTCATCAATTTCAAATGTCGCGTTGCGATAAAATGGATGAATTGGTAATTCCTGGTAAAGGTGCTGACCAAGTTCAGTTTGATATTCGTAGTGAACTATAAATTCACCGTTGCTATATTGAATAATGTTACCTTTCATATTTTTCTTTTACATAATCTACACCACTTTTAAGCGGTTGTTTAGTGTATGCATTTGCATATTCATAACCTTGCACAGCGCCATGATTATAGGCATCAATTAAAGCTTTCTCTTCCTCCATCAGCATCTCCCAATCGTTTAATTGTACCCAATTATAAAAATCAAAATGATCTAACTCTTTATGCTTTTCGCGAATTAATTTTAATAAGCTCATTTTACACCTCCTTTTAATTTTTCAATAATACCTTGTAAGTAAAGGATGCCATCTACTAATTCTTTTTTGTCGGCATATGGTGTAATATCGCGGTAATTTTCAGAATAGTAGGCATTAAATTTAACTGTTGCATCATTAACATTCTCGCGTCTTTTTGTAACAAACTTGTTTACCGGGATGTCATTTTTAAAATTGTAATCGTTAAACACTACTTTAGGCAATAGTGTTACAAGCTGGTTACATTGGTTGAGATAAATGGTAGTTAAAGATAACTTACCGGTAGCTGTTAGTTGCTCTTTAGTGTATAAAGAGTCCTGGGCATAAGCCACGTTACTTAAAAGTAACAATAATAATAGTTTTTTCATTTTTTTAAGATTAGTGTTAGTGACCAGTGAGAGGTTCGAACTCTCATCCCCATATTTTCCACGCTTCGATTAGCCTTTAGTTAATCTTAGACATATGGTTGTTACCCGTGGCGGTATTCATTCCCGCTTACACCAACTGGTCGAAAAAACCGAATAGTTCAATTAGATGTCCGATGGTTTCGGACTACTATCTTTATTCAAAGCTTCAATTAAAGCATCAGCCATTTCAACTGATATTTTTGCATAATCTTCAGCAGTAAATCCTGAATTTTCGTTATTATCCGCCCAGTGACTACTAATTATCATAGCGGCAAAATATTCACGTTTAGTTAGACCTGTTATTTCATTAAACGCTGCATTGTTTGGATAGGTTTTCATTTTTTCTTAGGATTTAATATTTTTAAAATTAGATAAGTAATTATACCTGATAATATTGCGATGTAAATTTTCATTTATAAATGCTTGTCTTTCCAAGCTGTCAGGATTTTTTATCTATGCAGTGCTTCTCCTTGCACTATTTCAGTTGGTTACAAATTGTAACGGTTTGCTTAGGCATCTTGACCTCCTTTAGTAATATCATTAACTTTTTTCCAAAAATTAACACTTTTCTTTAATGAATAATATTCATCATAAGTCATACTTTCCTCATTGTAACGCGACATAATATGGTCATAAATCTCAAGGTCTAAACTCCATTTGTCTTGAGTTATCCAACCGGTGCGGAATGCCTGAGATATATGCTCAATCTCTAAGCTTTGCATTTTAGTAATTTCAGCAATCAATTGCTCTTTTGATAAATCCTGGTTTACCAGGTCAATCAGTTGTTTAGTCAGTAGCTTCATAATTTTTTTTTGTAAAAGTAATTCAATATATACAAAATGACAACTATTTTTTAACTTTTTTTATTTCGGGTTTAGTCGAGATATAAAATTTACAGTTGCCATCCTTATAAGGAGGATAGGTTAGATAACACTGGATATCCTCAGCTTTAATAGTAAACCTTGCGCATTGGTGTTTAATTGGGCATTCGATGCCGTCACATTTAGTCATTTGTAAACTTGTTTAATAATGTCAATTGCTTTCTCGATGCCTATGCATTCCTTAAACTGACCATTTTTTTTAAGCTGGTTAAACTCATTTACAAGAAGTGATAGTGTCATTGCTAACTTTTCTTTTTCAGTTTTTTTTAATGCCATTGCCAGTTTGGGGGAGTTAATGTACGAGTTTGAGTTTTAGATATTGATGCTAAAATATCAATTTTTGTCGGCACTCCATTATACCTACGAACTTGCAAGAATTTAATTAATAGGTCGATGTTAATTTTTTTCATTTTCAAGTAGATTAGAGTTTAGAAATTCAGTTTCATAGTTAGTCCTACGCACACCATCCGTTGCGCGGATGTAATCCACTTCAACTTTAGCTGTGTTAATGATAGCCTGGCTAACATCTACAATTGCTTTTGCTTTTTCGATAGTCATCGAATTTTGCTCTTCATCTTTTAGCATTTCAATTACTTCAAATAAATGATTTCTTAAGTCGTTA